GCCCTGGTCCTCTGTGACAACAATTGGCCGCGGGTCAATGCGCTCGGGTTCGTCAAAATCGCCGCTTTTCAGCGCCATAGGTACGCACTCGCCCTGCAACTGCTCGCGGTCCTCGAGGTCAATTCGGTAGCCGTAGTTTTGGTTCACCGCTGGGCCTCCCGAAATTGCGTAGCGAGTTGCCTGAGCGCGTCACTATCTTTGCGGCTGAGCTCGCCGTTGCTAATGTTATTCTCCATGAACACATCGAGATTTGCTGCGGCTTGCTTTCTTGCCTGCTCTGTTCTCGGCTGCAAAAACTCTAGCAATTCAGCGTCGGTTTTGATTCCGCCGGTTTCGACTGCTGCGGCAGCTTCACTAAATGCCCCATGCAAGCCAACGCTGTACTCGCGCAAAAACTCCTGCGCTACCGACCGTGCGCGCGGCTGTGCGGTCGCGCACCCGAGCGTTATCGCGGCGGCCACGATCACGAAACAAGCTACATCGAAAATAGCTTGCTCACGCTTCATCGGCTTTCGCCTTATCAATAATTTTTTCGACGATGGCCAGCACTAGCGCCTTGAGCGCACTATCAATTTGCGGCTCCAAAATAAAATTCGGCACACCTGGAATATCCAGCGGCGCTATGTAGTCGTCGTATAGCTTCGAGACCAGCTCGAGAACAGCGGTTTTATCGAGGCCCGCGATTAGACCTTTCAAAAAGTCCAGCCGGCTTAACAGCATCTCGATAACACTGAGCCGCGTTGTGGTTCCGCTGCCCTTGGCCGCGGTCAAAATCGAGACAATGGATTGCTCTAGCTCGTTCATAGTTCCTCAAAGTTTGCGCGTGCTATTGATGCGAATTGTGACACGTTACGCCAACGATCTTCACTAATGGGTGTAGACCACTCAACCTCGAGTGTCCTATAACCCTCGGGGGGCTCCTCCATGAGCGTTTTAATAATCATTTCCATGTTTGCTAAATACTCTTCGGCCAAGTCGTCCCACTTGCTAGTCTCGGCATCTAGCGGCGCAAAAAACGCAACAAATAGCGCCAGTGTTTTCGGCGTGCTAGATCGGTTGCGGCGCTCAATCGTGGCGTCGGCTGGTACAACTAAAATCTTGGGTGCAGTTAAATCGGCTCGCTCGAGGGTCGGAATGTTGCTCACGATGGTTTCATAGCCGGTTAGGGCGTTAATTTGGGTTTTGATTTTGTTTCGCAAACTAAACCAAGCGCTGCTCATAGCGGCCCCGCTGCCGACTCGACTGTGTGTATTCTGTACGTTTTGTTTTGCCGGTCGTGGTAGCGCCACACGTTTTCACCGCCTACCTGTACCACGGTGTACTGTATAGCGGTTGCACCACTGCCAACTTGTATGCGGTCGCCAGCCTCGGGTTTTGCATTAGCCCCGAGACCAGCGGTTAAATCCGCGGCATCTATCAGCCAGTCCACTTGTCGCCCCGTTACTAGCACGCCGTCGCCAACGTCGGTCTCAAACCGTGTCTCGGCTTTGGTCGCTAGTAGCGTGACTGTGATTCCGTCCTGCGAATAAATTACCGATTGTGATAGGTAGTCTTTTCGCTGTAAACGCAACCACTCTGCGGCACTGGCTAATAAATCGGCCACGTTATGCTTCGCCCTTGCTCTTGACCCCTGCGCGATATTCCATCATGGCCACACCAAAATCGTGATAGCCCATCATGGAAATGCCAAGCAAATCAAAATCGGCGTCGGCTAGTTCCACGGTCGGGGTTTGCACGCCATTGAGAAATACAACCTGAATCGTTGCCAGTTCGTTTGGATCGGCAAGCAGATACCAAATTTTGCTGCCGTAGCCTGTGTACAAACTGTTGCTCAAATACGGCGTTGACACTGGGATAAACCGATTCGCAAAAACGTTCGCGCTGGGTACTCGCTCGGTCGTTGCTGCGCCGCCGGTGTTATTGTTTGTCGAAACAAATAATTCACGCGCGACACTATCCAGTTCCGGTGGTACAAGCAAATACCGAGGCATGATCCCCAACGGTTCACCGTTCGGGTCCGTTTGCTTCATGAACTTTTCGACCCCTGCTTGCAAACCCGCGGAAGATAAATTGGTGGATGCGCCAGTAATGTAGTTGTTGTTGCCGGCTGCAAAAAACGTTGAGTTGTCCATAAACTCGGTCCAAAACACCTTATTGAGCCGCGTTGCTGCACCTCGGCCCAGTCGCTGGCGGACGCGATCCATTGCGCCCATGTCGTCGTTAATAATGTCGCGGCGGTCAATGCCCAGAAACTTTGCGTAGGTATCGGCCTGGTTGGTGTATTCGGTTTCGCCGAGCGTACCATGCTTAATGCGTTCGCCGCGGCCCAGTAGTTCGTAGTCAAGGCCACCGACTAGGCTGTACGATTTCATTTGCTTGAAGTCGGATACTGGCGAAATCAGCGAAATCGACCGCCAAGCAGAGTCCACGGCGTTGAACGCATCGGCGATCATTTTGTTGGCAACGTTGCTGAGAATACCGCCAATGTCATACGTTGACACACCGCTGGCGGCTTCCACTGGGGCAAACGCGGCGCGGAGTAAACCGCGTACATCTTTGTTGCTTTCACCAGTCCAGCCGTTGCGCCGTGCGCAAATGCGCAGCAGTTCCGTCACGCTCAAACCGCGCTTCCATTCGCTGCTCGCGGCTTCAAGGATTTCCGGCTTATAGTGGGCTTCAGCATCGAACGTCCCGCCCATTCCGAGCCCTAATGCAGCCTCGATCACCTTGGCCGATGGCAACTGGCCGCGGCGGTTTTGGTTCACCACTGGGCGAGTCTGTCGCAAGAGTTGTAATTCGAACTCCTGCGGCGTAGCCTTGCTCTCAATCGCTCGGCGTGTCTCGGCCTCAATCTTGGTTACGTCATAACCGTTATCAATCGCTCGCTCGGCAATGACTGCAATCGCTCGTTGGCGGCCTTGCTCTAGCTTGGCCTTTTCAAAAACTGCCTGTACGTCTGCCTGCGGCTCAACCTGCGTGTTCTCTTCCATAGTTTCCTTCTCCTGAAATTCTGCGGCGACTGCCGCGCTAGTCGAGCGGTCGGCCCCCAATGTAACCAAACTTACCTCGTACAACTCGCCGCCTCGCACAACGTATGCGGGGCCATTGATTTTTTGGGCGTTGACGGTCACTGTTTCGCCTTCGCCGATAAATTGCGGCTTAGCGGTCACATCGACACCGACGCTCGCTTGCCATGGGAAGCCGCCTTTTGCGAGGTCGATTACCTGTTCCGCGTCTGGATTGCTGGCAGAAATCACCCCAGCTATGTCGAGGCGATTTGGGCTGGTAATTGTCGGCACACCATGGCCCACAATGCGCTCGCTGTCGTGACTGCGCAGCAGCGGAATCGTTCTCGGCGTTTGGAGCGTTTCGAGGTCCACTACGACGGGGTGGCGGTATCCACCAACGCGAACGGGTCCACCGTTATACGCGTTCACGGCCACACTGGGCCGGCTGGGTTCTGCACCTTCCGCGGCGGCTTGGCACTGAATTGTTGCGTCACTTTGTAGGCTTAACTTCATTGCGGCTCACTTGCTGGTTCGTCCACTACTTCTGTCGGTTCGTCAATGTCGTCTTCAATGTCCTCTTCCGGCTCCTCGGGCATCGGTTGCTGAGGTGCTGGGGCCGCTTGCTGCGGCGTTAGTCCTAACTCCCTCATCAACTGCAATTCCCTTGCTCGCTGCTTGAGTTCATCTTCCCAGTCGAGACCTCGCCGAGCGTATTCACGCGCTAGCGTTGTGGTGTGGTTGGTGAGCTCCGTCGCCTGGCCGGTCGCCTCTTTGCTGCGGTCAACGTGTTCGGCTTCAGTCCAGCGCCAAATGGGCGCCCAGTCTTGGACCGTTTCGACAAATGCTGGCGGCAGATAATCGGGTATTAAAAGGGCCTCATCTAGCCAGTCGCGGTACAGCGGATCGAGAAATTGACGTTCATAAATTAGCACGCGCTCGGCGCTGCGAGTTCGCCAAAACGCCTGTAGGTCAAGTCGGCCACTAGCGTAGTTGTATTTGGAGGCATCAATAGCCAGCACTGCCGGCATATCAACGCACCTGGCGGCCTCGCGCACCATCGACGTTACAAATTGCTCGAATGTCGCGTTGGGGTGTTCTGCCTTGAATTGCGATAGCTTTGCACCTGCTGGTAGCGTTACCATCGCCCCGCGTTCAATCTCCATCCGTTCCCACGGCTCGGCTTGGTCCTCATCGTCGCTGGCGGCCATCTGTTCCAGCACTGCGGCATGATCGGCGGCGGTTTCGGCGGCAGTTAAGGTCGCCAGTACAAAACGGCGTAATTGGGCAAAGATTCCTAGCGAGGGCGTTAACCATGGAATGCCGCGTAATTGGCCTGGTCGGTCGGCGCGGAATAGATGGTATACGTCTCTAGCTGATACCCGCTGAGCCGTTTGAAATGGCGCAAACAAATCGCCGGGATGATTCGGCAAAACATAGTACGCCATCACCTCACCGTTGGCGTCTAGCTCTGTTGCGGACTCATCAACGCCTAGCTGGGCAATAACCGAATCGGTCTCAAAATGGTCGGCCTCGAGTAGCCTGACATTGAGCCGAACTGGCGAACGCCAAAATGGGTTTAGGCTAGTAA